TTATTAACTACAACTGGAGATGTTGCTAAAGCCCAGTCATTGCTTCGCACCGCGCTGGATCTATCAGCAGCTAGCGGCGCAGATGTTGTCTCGGTGGCAGGGGATCTCTCAAAGGGGTTCGTGGGTCAGACTCGCGCCCTTGCTAAATACGGTATTGGTTTAACTCAGGTCGAACTCAAGGCAATGACCTTTGAGGAAGTCCAGACACGCATCAACGATCTATTTGGCGGACAAGCAACAGTCGCAGTTGATACCTATGCAGGTGCTATGCAGCGCCTGTCAGTTGCTTCTAGCAATGCTCAAGAGATTATTGGTGGTGGATTACTTGATGCACTTGCAGCCCTTGGCGGCGGTGGAGAAGGTGGACTCACTAACACACTTAACCTAATTGAAAAGACTTCTACTGCACTTGCTACCTTCGTGCGCCGCTTTGGCGTTGGAGTTGGTCAGTTAGCAGCCCTAGCGCGTGGAGACTTGCAGGCCTTTAGAGCCATAGGCGAGACCGAGATGAACCGCGGTCGGGACATGTCTGGTATTACTCCAGCGATCAGAGCAGAATTAACCAAAGCAGCAGCCGACAAGGCAGCAAAGAAGAACCGCGATGCTTTGCTAAAGACAACTAAAGAACAAACCAAGGCGATCAAAGAACAGACAGCCTTGCAGAAGGCTGGAACTCTGTTTGATATCCAACAGGCTTCGATCATCGCTGCACTCAAGGGCGAGATTACAGCAGAGGAACGCACCCGCCTTGAATTACAACTAGCTATTTTGACCGGCAATACTTCAGAAGCATCTAAACTTGCTGGAGAAATTGCTAAGTCTCAAGGACTATCTAAGGAATTAGCGGCTTACCTTAAGAACCTTCCAGATGCTAAGAACCCATTTACAGCATGGAAGTCTTATCTCGACATGATCGAGGCACAGGTTCGCCGCATCGGTAATCCAACAGCCTTCCCTGTCGTGTCTATGGCTGAAGGTTATGGGGTAACTGGTCAACAATACTCACTGCCACAAGGTTCAACCCAGACGAGCGCAGCAGGCGTTGAGTTCACAGTAAATGTCAACGCTGGGTCAATAATTGCTCAAGAGAGTCTGCAAGATGTTCTTCGAGATACTTTGCTTGATGCTTCACTATCTGCCAAGTTTTCATCTATCTTCCGTCAAGGCGGGTCATTCGGGCCATGACCTTACCTGCACAGATCTCTGTATCCTTCGACTTTACTAGCGGCGCTACCTTCGGGTATCCGTTCACTATTGGCGATGAAAAGTACGGCGTTCTAGGCACAGGCACACTTGCTTCAACTACTACTCCAGAGCCTACGGTCGATCTAACTCCTAATGTAAGACAGATCAGTATCAAGCGCGGTCGCAATATCATGCGCGACACTTACGAGTCTGGGTCTGCAACTATCAGAGTGCTAGATCCTAATTCTGACTTCAACCCACAGAATGTTAACTCCCCTTACTTTGGCTTCTTGACTCCGCTTCGCAAGTTGCGTGTCTCAGCAACGGTAGGCGGGGTTGGTTATTTCCTGTTCTCTGGCTATACAACCGACTATAAGTACACCTACCCTCAAGGCCAAGAGACAGGCTATGTTGACATAATCTGCGCAGATGCTTTTAGACTTATGCAACAGGCTGGGATTACAACTGTTGCAAGCGCTACTGCTGGTCAAGATACTGGCACTCGAATTGGCAAGATTCTAGATCAAGTCTCATGGCCTGCTTCTATGCGCACCATAGATACCGGCAACACAACCTGCATAGCCGATCCCGGCACTTCTCGCACAGCGCTCGATGCGCTAAAGAACGCAGAGTTCTCAGAACAGGGCGCGTTCTACATAGATGTTGAAGGAACTGCGATATTCCTAAATCGCACCAATGTGATTAAGAAGTATGGCGAAACTCCGATCGAGTTTAATCAGACAACAGGTATCCCTTACACCAACCTGACCTTTGCCTTCGATGACAAGTTAATTATTAACTCTGCTGGCATGACCCGTTATGGCGGCACACAGCAGGTCTCAGAGGACTCACCTTCTATTGCCAAGTACTTCCCGCACCAGATCAACGAGAACAACCTAGTTCTACAGACAGACGCAGATGCGCTCAATGTGGCAAAGATCTATGTAGCAACTCGCAAAGAGACCACGATCCGCATAGATGCTATGACGGTCGATCTACTTGACCCAGATGTACCAACTGCGACAATGCTAGATCTCGACTACTTCTCAAACTTAAAGATTACAAATGTTCAGCCAGACGGCTCGACTATCGTTAAGACTTTACAGGCGCAAGGACTCTCATGGAACATCACGCCAAATGCCATGAGCGTAACTGTGACAACTCTCGAACCGATCGTTGAAGGGTTCATCATCGGCTCGGACATATCAGGTATAATCGGCACTAACATAATGGCGTACTAGGAGATATAAATGGCAACAGGCTTTCCAGCAAGCACAGGCGATGTCCTAAGCGCGGCTATGTACAACGGACTTACTTCGTTCTCAGTAGGCGCGGCTAATACAGCCGACTACACAGCAGTCTTAGCAGACCAATATCAGAGCCTAGAGATCATGAACAAGGCAACCGCTATAGCCTTTAAGATCCCTACCGATGCCTCAGTCGCATTCGAGATCGGCACAGTTCTAACAGTCCTCAACATCGGCGTAGGCACTTGCACCATTTCAGCAGTAACGCCCGGCACAACTACAGTTCTTTCAGCAGGTGCAACAGCAGCTAGTCCAACCCTTGCACAATATAAGTCAGCAGCATGTATTAAGACCGCTGCTAATACTTGGTATGTCGTGGGTGCGATCGCATAATGATCGCTAATGCAATTACAGGGGTTTTATCTCCTAATGTGCCAGCAGCAGTTGTAACTGGTGGAACTCTTTATACTTCTGGCGGATTTAATTATCGAGTCTTTACTGCTAATGGAACACTTGGCGTATCTGGTGGAACTTTAACTGCTGATATTTTAGTAATTGCAGGCGGTGGTGGTGGCGGTTCAGATACTACATCTGGTAACTCAGCAGGCGGCGGCGGAGCAGGCGGATTACTTGCTTTTGCATCTCAAGCGTTAAGTGCTGCTAACTACACCGTAACCGTTGGAGCAGGCGGAGCAAGGGGAGCGTCGTCAAGTGCCAATGGTAGTAACGGAGTCGACTCACAATTCGGCGCATTGACTTTAGTTAAAGGCGGCGGTGGCGGAGCATCTGCTGCAACCACTAATGGTTCTAACGGTGGTTCTGGTGGCGGAGCAGGCAATTCTGGCACAGGCGGCACAGCAACAAGCGGCCAAGGTTTTGCAGGCGGTAATGGATCAACAACAATTATTCGATCTGGTGGCGGTGGCGGAGCAGGCGCAGTTGGTTACAACGGCGGCGGTACTGGTGGAACTTTTGCTCAAGGTGGCATCGGTTCATCAACTTATTCATCATGGGGCTTAGCAACGACTACTGGTGAAAATGTAGGCGGAACTGTTTATTACGCAGGCGGCGGTGGTGGATCAGATGACGGTGGACAACGCGGAGTAGGCGGTTCTGGCGGTGGCGGAGCAGGTGCTACTACCTCAGGCGGTGGTAATAACGGAACTGCAAATACTGGCGGCGGCGGTGGTGGCAACGGTGTCGATAGCGCAAGTTCTTTTGGCGGTAATGGCGGCTCAGGAATAGTTATCGTGAGGTACGCAGTATGAGTCATTGGGCAGAACTAGACGCAGACAATAAAGTTATCCGAGTTACCGTTGGTGATAACAATGATCCTAACGGTGATGAAGGTTACCAATGGTTATTAGATAATCTTGGCGGTACTTGGGTTAAGACTTCTTACAGTTCAAGTATTGGCTATAACTTTGCTGGCATCGGCTATACATACGATCCAGATGCAGATGCTTTTATTCCACCTCGCCCTGAATGCGGTCATAAGGAACTGTTTTTAAATGATCAATTTACATGGAACTGCCAAGGTTGTGACCTTGAAGCAAAGAAGTTAAAAGATGAAGCCTAAATTATGCAAAGCGGCACAACAACTTCGTGAACAGTTCGACGACTGCTTCAGCGATCGTGATCGTACCTCGGACGGCTGGATCGGCGATAGTCGGCACTCAGCTCGTAAGTCTGACCATAATCCAGATGAGCAGGGCTGGGTTCGTGCCATTGACATTGACCGCGATCTATCCGGCAGACCTAAGCCCGACCTCATGCCCGATGTGGCGGATCAACTTCGTCAGTTGGCAAAGTCTGATAAGCGCATCTCATATCTCATCTTTGACGGCAAAATTGCAAGTGCCAAAAGCGCTTGGCGCTGGAGAACTTATACTGGGATTAACAAGCATCGCCATCATCTCCATGTCTCGTTTAGCATCAAAGGCGATAACGATGGTTCGTTCTTTAAAGTACCGTTACTAGGAGGATCAGCATGAATATGAAAAACCCTTACTTACTCACAGCAGGTGCATTTTTATCTGCTTGGGCAGCTTCTAACTTTGCAGCAGATTACCGCTCGATTCTATGGGCTGTACTAGCTGGAGTATTTGGATATGCGACACCTAAAAAATGACACCGAACGACTACTTAAATCTTTATATTGCCACTCTTGCGATAGTGGGTGGATTAGCGGGATATGTGATCACACACTTGCTCTCGGAGATTAAACGCCTTAATGGGCGTGTCGATGAGATCTACAACATACTCTTAGAGCGACAATAATCTTATGGCTCGCAAGAAGGCTATCGACTTAGAGGCTTACTCTATGCTCGATCAGTACTGCATCGGGCTAAATGAATACTACAAATCACTTAGACGAGCAGGCTTTAGCGTTGAGTTATCCCTAGCAATACTTCTAGAGCCTTTAACTTACCCGGCAACTATCCTGCCAACTCCTAATTGGCTGCCGCAGTCACCAGACAAAATCCCTTATGACGATGATGATGATGAGGATTAACAATGAAAAGAACTGTAATCGTTCCCGATCTACAAGTTCCCTATCACGATGAAGTTGCTGTCCGCAATGTTGCATCTTTTATTAAGGCATACCGTCCAGATAGCGTTATTACATTGGGAGATGAAATCGACCTCCCACAGATCAGCAGGTGGTCAGACGGCACGCCGGGCTGGTACGAGCAGACACTAGCTGAGGATCGAGACCTAGCAGTCGAAGTACTTTGGTCTTTGGTCGAGCATTCTAAAGAAGCCCA